TTTTGCCAAATCTTTTTTATCGTAACCAAGTCGGTCAAGATGATTTAATAACTCCTGATCAACCATGCCTGTATCACGAGCTGTGTGCACATCAACAACAAATGGATCGCCTCCATCTGGATGATTAGCCATCCAAGATCTAACTTTTTTACCTTCAGCAGCATCAACGAAGTCTGCAATCTTTTGACCTACGCCCCCACCAATTGGCTGATCTTGCAATACTGCTCTTGCAGCTTCGGTCGGATTTGGCATACCGCCAGCGCGCCAAAGATCTTTTGGAACGCCTCTTGCCATTTGTTCTTTCTGCAAAAGAACATTTTGCATAGCTCCGGCAGGAGAAACATTTTGTTGCGCGACAAGCCAAGCGCGCATGTTTCTCTTAGCTTCTTTATCATCTGGATAATATTGTTTAAACTCATCGGCAATACGGTTATACCAATCTGCCGCATGATGAATTTCGTCATCGCCTAAAATGTTTTCATGACGCTTAATCCAATCATCATAATTTATTTTACCAGTAGCAAAATCTGGCAACCCACTATTTTTTGGGGCCTTAATAATCATTCTGTCATTTAACGGATCTCCAGCAGTTTCCTTGCCAGAGGCTGCCTTATCTTCTCGACGAAGCTTTTTATGCAATCGAGCAAATGATTCATCTTCTGGAAACTGAAGACCAGCGCTTTTATTGTCTTCAATGATAGGTGCAGCAATATCATCTGGAGTTCGATAACTAACGCCCTTACCTTGCGGTATGGAACTAGGCGGCATGTTATGGCCAATTGGTGGAGGAGCTGCTATTCGGCCTTCTGCTGATTTAGTAGAGGTCTTACGAGGAGCTGGTTTCAGATCTGGCAATGGCTGATCTGGCATACTTTGCGCAACATCTAAAGCGCTTGCTACAGGATCTGTCGGGTCGCCACCATCGGCATAGCCACCCCTGGCAAACTGTTTTGGAACGACGGGCTGCGGAGACGGAGAAGGAACAATATCTTCATTAACAATTTGAAGAGCGCGATTAATGATGTCCGACATTATTCCGCTCCTGGCTCTTTATCTGCTTGCAATAATTGTTGCGCCTGTAATGCGCGATCCATGCTTGCGTTATTACCTTCGTACATTCTGTCTTGCTTGCGGTGATGGCTGTCGAGTATGCGGTCGGCTTCTTTGTGTTGTGAATCAACATTCACCTTATGCAGGTCAACGCCAAGCTTGGCAGCCTGTATCTCCGCCTGCTTACGGCGCGTCTCAGCATCCATCATCTTCGTCTGGGAATCAATCTGATGCCAGCGCTCATCGCCGCCTTCACCGCCGCCGATCTTGGCGTTAGTCTCGGCAATCTTTGCTTGCGCCAGCATCTGGCGCGTCTGCGCATCCATCATCTTGATCTGTCCGTCGAGTTTGGAATCATCAACAGATGCCTGCGCAACAAGCGTCTTGGCTTGCGCCTCTTGCTGCATGATCTTCAACTCTTCCATCGCCTTCATGACTTCTGGCGGCGGCTGTTGAGTTGCATTCTCAGGCGTCATGAATTGCTCTGGATTATTCCAGCCCATCGCCTGCAATGCAGCCGTATCAATAGCACGCGGGTCATACATGCTAGGATTGGCTTGCTGCAATTGCTTCAACGCCATGATCTTCATTACGCGTTGCGTATGGCTGGCGGTATTAGGGTCAGCCTGCGGCACCAACTCGCAATCATTAAGCGCCTGGATGAAGACCGCCTCGGTCCATTCCGTTGAAGCTTTCTTTGTCTTCTCCAAGAAGCTTTCAGGGTGCTCTCGGAAGCAGCGCGACAGCAAATTAAATTCATCAGCCTGCGCTGCGTGCATACGCTTGTGAACGCTGTTGAGGATCTTCGTCGCCTGATCAATTAGCGCAATCGTTGTGCCAACAGGCGCATCAGCGCGGCCTTCGCCTACTTGCAATTCACTCGTGCCGCCGACGCGCTGTCCTGTTTCGACCATGCTGGTCACAAGATTCATAAGAGCTGCGCCGGGTTCTTTATACGGCAACGGCATGATGGCTTGATTAATCGGCATACCGCCAGTTTTAACTAAAGCGCCACCACCTGGAGGAACGCGGAATATATTTGTATTTTGACGCGCACCGGTATCTGCCATGAGGAAGCCCGGGAAATTGGCATACATGCCGGCGTCTAACATTTCGCGCCATGCAGCAGTTACCGCATTCGTTGTATTGCCAAGAATATGCAGCAGACCAATGTCATAAAAGCCCATACCAGGAACAAAAGTATATTTAACAAAATTCTGTCTGGCTTCAGGTAAAGGGTTCTTATCTTCTTTACTTGGCTCATCGTAGTTCCTGACAATCGACAAGATTTCTCTTGATGATGCGTCGATAGTAACACGATAAGGTATTTCTAGTCCCGTCTCTTTTCCATTAAATTTATGTTCAAAGCCACGAATATCTAATTCGCAATAGCATTCATAAATCTCACGGTCTCTGTCATTAGGGTCTAACGAATCAATTGATATGCCCTGCTGGCTTGCCTTCTCACGTTGAACCGCGTCAGGGTTTTCCATGCTTGGCGTCGTCAGATCAATGTCTCGATAGACGCCAAGGATCTGCAACCGCTTTACCGTCGATGGGCGCATGTAGACGCGGTGCGTCACGCGCTTGGCGTCTGACAATGTCGTCGCGGCATTGTTCACGATGAGGTCGTCTGCGTCTACTGTCTCGCTGACTGGTCGACCTCGTAATGGGCAGAAGTAAACTTTCTTAAAAGCAGTGCCGCCAAAACCGAGCATGAATAACATGCGATCGGTATCTGGGTAATATTCCCGCGCCACAGCTGTGAGGTAGTGATTGAGGTCGTCTTCGAGGCAGTCGGCCAATTGCTGTTGCTGCGGGGAATCCCATTGCGCATCGTCTCTAACCTTCACAGGCCCATCAGTTGGCAGGAGCTCAGACCGAGCATTTGCCTGAAAGCGTAACACCGCCTCCAGCAAGAGCGGATGGCGGACGCGTGACATACCGTCAACTGGCGCTCCGTCGGTTGCGCCGTTTAAGCCAGGTATCTCGACCTTCAGGCCAAGGAGCTTAATGCCTTGCGCTCTGTCTTCAATCCAGTCATTGCGGCTGTCGAGGTCGTCGCGCACGCCACGCAGTAGCTCGTCCGCTATGCGGCCTAGCTCCATGTCGTCGATGTCATCGACAAGGTTAGAAAACCACTCAGCGTTGTATTCGTCTGCCTCACGCTCTTCAAGAGACTTGCCGTCCATTGATACGGTGACGCTACCATCATCATGTTCAATCTTGAGGATATTGCCTCGGTCGTCTTTGACCTTGTTGTCTGGGCCGTCGATGATCTCGACCATAACATCTTCAGCCGGCCCGAGACCGCCTTGCATTGGCTCTTGGCGGAGATTCGGCATCAGGCCAGGCGTCATAGGCATAGGTTATTCCTCATTAGAAATTAATTTGGAGATGTCCTCAACAAACCTGTCAAGGCCCTCACGCGCGGCCATATTATCAGATTTTGCGCGAATATTATATATCCTCACAAAATCGTTCGGCTGCTTCCCCCACACTTCCACACGGAAGACACCAAGACCTTCTCCGTGGGCTGGCGGTTTATCAATCACATCTACAACGGCATTAGCGTATATCAACAGATCCTCCCATGTGTATTGGACAGAAGCCGGATTGCGCAGAACAATGCCGGAAGAAAATCTAATCACAACCATTTTAGAGCAAAAAGCCTTTGGACTTCATAAAGTCAATTGGGTCTTTGCTGCTCTTAGATAAGTTGCAGGCTTGGCAAAGCATTTGAATATTCCTTTTTGAATGCTCGCCGCCCTTTGATAAGGGGATTATATGATCAATGTGCCAGACAAATGGCTTTTGTCTACATATTGCGCATTTATTATTCTGAAGAGCCTTGATCTTATTAATATCATGTTTACCAACATTCTCAACCTTTGCGCCAGATAACTTGGCTCGCCTCTTCTTTGAGAACATTCTGGCTTCTTGAGGGTTTTTGTCCCTCCACTTTTTAGAAGCAGCTCTATCGCTATTTCTATTCCTTTTTCGCCATTCAATTGATGACTGAATAGATCTTTCCCGATTATCCAAATACCATTGCCTGCCCTTCTCCCTATATTTATCTGGGTCGGCTTGATATCTCTCTCTGGCCTTAGCGTTGGCCTTATCTTTATTGGCATGATGATATTGCAAGGCATTTGCATTACCGCAATCAATACACTCATACCCCCAATAGTCCTTACCCTTTCGGACATACTTGCGGAATCTATCGAGCGTAAACTCTTGAAAACATTTCTTGCAAACACGTTTTTCCATTTAGGAAAAATAGCATAGTTTTATACAGGATACAAAGGTTGCGGAGCCGCTCCTGTGTGTTGACGGCTATCGTCAAGCTCTTGAGTAAATTCAATACTTCTCTTCAATAGACCAGCTTCTCTCAAATATCTGAGAGCCATACTTGTGGTATCTACGAGGTCATCTGCCTTACCCTTGGGGAACGTCGCGGTCTGATTGATGACCAAGTCGGCCCAGGATTTATTCGGAGCGTAAATCAGACCATCAGCAAATAGATGCTGGATTGCGTAGAGTCTGGCAAGCTTATCTTGCCCCCGAGGGTCGACGAGCTGCACGCCGAAATCTTCGTGGCCATACAGGCGGCGGACCTCCTGGGCGATCGAATAGCCGTTGGCTTTGTTCTCAATCAATAGCTTATCGACCTGATAGCGCTCCATCGTCTCTTTGACTTTTTCGATTAGCTCATGAAATTCCAGGCGCTCTGCCCATGCAAACATAAGGAGGGCTTTGGGATGTTCCTGGCTGTATTGGCGCTCCAGATCCCATATAATCTTACCCTCATTATTTATTGTTTTAGTTGGGATCGCCTTCTGGTCGCCGCCAGAAAAGATCCCCCAGACCGTCATGGCGGAGCAATCGTTCTCTTGCTTTGTGGTATAAGCGCCATCGACGCTGGCAATGATGTAGTCGAGAGGCGGATAGTTTTCTGATTGCCACAACTGCCAATGGTCGACGGGGATGATGCCGCCGCCGCGTGGAACGG